ACTTGTTTATACGAGCGTCTATTTCGTTCAGAACAGGGTCATTGGCGATTGTCTGTTTGAACGCTTCGCGGGCTTTTCTCGCACCTGCCTCGGTGTAAACCCATGCTCCGTTGCGGTCAACGTATTCATAGCCTCCTTGTGTCGTGTGTGAATATCCCGGCACTTTGCTTCCCGCCTGAATCTTATCCATTTGGTCTTCAAGAGCCATTTGGCGTTCAACCCTCTTTGCGTAGGCTTCATCAAGACGGGATTGCCATGCGGCGGCTTCCGCACGTTTCTGAAATGCTTTCATCATCAAGGAAGTGTTCTTGACAAAGATGTTTTCAGCATCATTGACGCTGTTGACGGCAATTCCCAATTCTTTGAACTTCGTCTGACTTTCTTTTATCCACTCACGCTTTTCATGGGCTGACTTGCATTTCTTGTATTCGTCTTGAAGACGTTTATACGTTGAAATGGCTTTGCCCGCTGATTCGCTAACCTGTTTGTTGAACGCTTCGGCTTCCTCACGTTCCTTTTTCAGAGCGTCAGCGGCTTCGTCCGTTGATTTTCTGAAAGCAAGGAAAGCTGTCACGGCGGCTGCAAGAACAGACAGAACCAAACCAAGCGGATTTGCTTTTACAGCCATGTTGAAAAGCAACATAGCGTCTTTGGCTGAACGTATAGAGGTTGTTAGAGACAGAAAAGCACTAACAGTTCCCCAAATGTTCATCAATTTATGTGCGGCTGCGACAGCGATAACGGCGGCTTTATATGCCCCGTATGTAGCGATGATTGTCAAAAGGATGTTACCGACTGTTTCCCAGTTCTCAATCAGGGTTGAGACAAGACCAAGAGAGGTGTTTATTACCCCCTCCTGTGACTGACCTATGGCATTGAACATTGTGTCGATTGCGTCCTCAATGTTTGAAATCTGCCCTGTGATTGTTTTTGACCGAGCTTCCATAAGACCGCCGAACTTACCGCCCTCGTTGGTCAGGTTCTCAATGGCTTTCTGAACTTCGGGGAATCCGACTTTTCCGTCTTCTACAAGTTGTTTGACCTGATTTTCAGCTACGCCGAACTGTTTTGCGAGTTCTTCCATAAGAGGAATACCACGCCCCAAGAATTGGTTCAGGTCTTGTGTGTACAAACGTCCTTGAACCATTGTCGTTCCGTACAGATAGGCAAGGTCGTTGATAGGGATTGAAAGCCCGGCGGCGATGTCCCCGAGGCGTATCAAAGTGCTGTTCACGTCATTTGCGGCGACACCGTATGCAAGAAGCTGTTTTGCGGCTTGACCGATGTCTTTCAGACCGAACGGAGTTGTGGCGGCTGTCTTGACAAGCTGGGTCATCAAAACATCTGCCTGACCCGCAGAGCCGAGCATGGTTTTGAAAGCGATTTCAAGCTGTTGGAATTCTCCACGGACAGTCGCAACGTGCGTGATGAAATCTTTTATCTGAGACACGGCAAACACGCCTGCGACAGTCCTGCCGATTCTTTTGAATGAATCGTCAATCCTTGCGCCTTCGTCAACCGCTGTCTGCCCTATGCCTTGGAGCAAACGCCGTGATTCGGCTACTCCTACCCTTAACTGGGAGTTGTCAAGCCCGACACCGTAATTCAGTCTTCCTTTATCGTTGTTCATTGTTTCTGCCTTTAATCACAGGTTTCAAAAAATTTCCTTACTTCTTCTTTGTTTCTTGGGTCATCTGCCTTGATAACTTTTTGTCCTTCATCCTTTTTTCCGTCATTTTTCTTTTTATCGTATGTCGGGAGAATAGCCCCGTACATTATCATGTTCGTATAGCTGATATTGTACAAAACATAGTCAAAGGTCAGATTGTAGCCTTTTGCAAAACCGCCTACGACAGCCCAAATGCTGTCATTTAGTTCTCCACTTTCCTCGGATGAAGAAGATTGAGTTCTGCAAGGAAAGTGGTAAGCCCGAAAAAATCGGCTATCTGCATTCTTGATAAGATTTGGCTTACAATCAGGTTCAGTTCCCTCGGGGAGACATCTTCAAGAAGCTCTTTTGCGAGTTCCGCTTTCTTGTCAATGGTAATTTCAACTTCAACCGTGTATGGTCGGCGAATAAGCCCGCACAGATACCGTTTTTCTTTGATTTGCGGAACTTTTTTCTTTTCTGTGATGTTCTTTGCACCAAGAATGAGAATAGCCGCTATATCTCCGAGAATACGGCAGTCTTTCGCTACGGATAATGTTTCTTCAACGACCTTCTCCGTGTCAAGCGCAATATGTGGAAGTTGTGAAATCGCTTCTGAGACAAGTATGAGGGTTGCCGTGCTTGCGGAGGCAACCTGATATGACTTTTCGCCTACCTTGACTTCAAAAGGTTGTTCAAGGATGGTTTCAGCAACCGTTTGTTCTATTGTCTTATTCATATCTGACGAATTTCTAAGTTATGATTAGAGACGGGGGTCGGAATCGAACCGACATGCAACCGGGAAATGCGTTCAGGCTTCACGGTGGATAAACCAGTGTATCAACCCCGCTGAAAATTCTTACTCACTCCCTTTTGTGTAAGGCTTAACGGTTTTGCCCGTCTTGGGTTTCAGGCAACGTGCAACGTAATGAAGCATTTTACCGTCAGCGGTTGAATAGCTTTCATCACAACGAACCACGGAACGGTCAATCTGTGCGCCCTCGCATTCTTCGTCTTCGGGAGTTATGCGGAAAGCGTGTTCTCCTGCGATTAACCCGTCATTGTCTTCAAACGGGCGTTCCGTACCTTTTTTGACAAACATGTCAAATTCGAGTGTATAAGTATTCTTTCCGTAACGGACATCAACAAGTTCGCCGCCCTCCTCTGTGGCGGTCTTCTCGGTTCCCGCCGTGGGGGTGATTTTCGTTGTGTCTTCTTTCGGCGTGTCAAGGGCTTTCCAAGCCTCCGGGGAAGTGGGTGCGCCATTTGTTGACGGGGTTGTTTCAATCTTACATTTACCCCATGATAAAACTGCCATAACTTCTTCGTTTTTAATGTTCTACAATTTATTTGATATTTAGAGGCGCATCATCGCTGCCGAAGAACTCGTAATGAAGTTTCACAACGATGAAATGCTGATTGATGTCAGGTTCAGCCTCCGTGTAAATGGTTTGTTGAAGCCTGAATTTATAACAGGACTTATCGGCGGTCAGGCTGTTGACCCAATCATTGGCGAGACGCTCAATTTCTTCTGTCCGTTGACCATCTTCAACGAGAACTCCGTTTCCGTACAAGTCAGTATCGGGTACATAGATATTCACGGTAACGACACCTGTCTGAACTTCGTCAGGCAAGCCCGTTGTGAAGATTACCACCGCATCTTCTCTGTTACTGTCACGTGGGCGGTAACCGCTTCTGTAAACCTCGCCTGAAATCATTCCCGAAAGAACGCTGTCTTGCAGTAGTCGGTACACATCCCCTTGAATCTGTTTTGAAGTCTTAGCCATATAAATTCTGTTTAATGAAATCCGAGTTGCTTCAACATTTGCGGTACAAGACGCTCGGCAAGAAGTTCTGAACTGTCAAGAACGTCAAGCCCTTTTGCGGACACATAAGAAGCGTAGTTCATACCAGCCACGACAATAAGGCAAATCCCCTGCGGGAATTTTCTTGCGAGGCTTTTCACATACGCTGCCCCCTTTGAAGAACCGTCCTTGCCTTGTTTCACGGTTTGGAAGCTGGATGAATGGATTATTCGCCCGTCAACCGTGATAACGTAGCCGATTGAACTTCTCAGGTTGCCCGTGCGGTCTTTGTAAGAATTGGTTGAACGTGCCCTGTTCAAGACTGTCTCCCCGATATACATCAGGTTTCGGATAAGAACTTGTTTCAGCCTTTCAAGCTGCTGTTCCGTGTATCTGTCAATCTCCGACATCGGTGTTAGTTGTGTGATAGGCATATTCTTCTCAGTTATTTTTTGCGAAATCGGCGCATGTGGCGTTTACTTTTCTTATTGGTATGTTTGACCGGGTTGAAAAAGAAAAGCCGACATACAGCCGCACATCGCTTTAGACCAAAATTCTTACTTCGCACACGGCTTCAAGCGGTTCTGCCTGAATGATTGAAAACGTGCCAATCTCTTTTCCTGACAAGTCTTTCAAGCGTAGCTGTTCCGATGGAACGGGCTGTTCTTCAATCAGGATTTCATAGGAAGCCACTGTGAAGTGTTCCCCCTTGATAATTCCGAGTTGGTTGAACTTCTTCGCCTTGAATTGACATGGAACAGGTTCGCCCCATGCCACGGAAGACGGTTTGACGGGATAACCCGTTTCAGGGTCAATCCCGCCCGCTGTCTTTGTCTTGAATTCGATTGTTCCGTTTTGAATAATCATAGCCGAGAACCTTTATATCCGTAAATAGGTTTGTTTGCGCTGCCGCTGTCATCGTCAAAGTCTTTGTACAAGGCTTTAGCGTGATTGCGGAGTTGCGTTCTTTGTTCGTCCGTGAATGAATAGGACTGACCGCCCTGAGACACGTCAGGGGCGAAAGACAGCCACAGAAAGATGTCAGCGGCGGCAAGGTTGTATGCCTTTCCTTTCAGGATTTCCGCTGTCGTTTCCGTGTCAAGGTTCAGCCCCCGTTTCTCCGCTGTTTCAACGAGCGTGCGGAGAGGAACGGGGTACGAGTTCAGCCCTTTCAATGCTTCGATAACTTTTGCCATAGGTCAACCGTCTTTAATCCCAATCTTGTGCGTCCGTTCTCACGTAGATGTTACGGTAAGCCGTATCAAATACGGGAATAGCGTCAGCCTGACCGATTGTAACCTCGCTCTTAGGCTCAATCGTGCCGTACTTCTTCACGACTGTATGGGCACGCACGGCTCTCAGAATTGTTTCTTCATTTTCCTGAAGAATGTCATACTGCGTGGAACCGAGTATTTCACTTTCTGACAAAATCATACGGCTGTTCTCAAACGGGTTGCCAGAAGTCTGTGAACCGTCTGAAAATTCACGGGTGATGGTTTGGTCGATAACACGCAGTTGAATACCGTTCAGCCATGCTTGTTTTGCGAGCATGGTATTTACAGCAGCCAAGTCAGGTGTTTGAGAGATACCGAGGGCGTTGGCGGCGAAAGAAGCGCACTGTTTAATAATTTGTTCCGCAGAACAGATTTTGTACAGTTCATCCAAATTGATGAAAGCGTACTTCAAGTTCAGGTTATGCTCCTTACCCAACTTCACGAATTTAGCAAGGTCGCCGATAATGTCAGCAGTTGACTTGCCGTTCCAATCAACGGATGATTTGGTTTTCATCTCATCATCCACGTCATAGTCAAGGTCAAATTCATTGGCATAGGTTGCGTTCGTGGTGGTTGTGAATTTAAGCACGCCAGCGTTTGAAGCAAGTTTCCATGCAATGTATTCTTCCTCAGACTGAACGCCGTTGAAACAGAAGTCAACATCATTGCCCCAATATTCAACAAGTTTGGTCGCATCTTCATCCTGAGCGAAAGCCAAAGCCGTTTGATAATCTTTGATTTCAGAACGTGAAAGTTCACGGCTGATAGAGATAAACGGAATATCTCCACGTGCGCTCTCGAATATCGGGCGGCGTTTACGCATGATAGTTCCGTTATCGGTATGCAGGTCGGCGGCGACATTCTTCTTTTCAAGCTGGTTCGTTAAGGTTTTCCAGTTGAAGCCGTTGACTTTCTTAACGGGGAAGTGTTTCCCGAAAAGGAAGCCCGAAGCGTCAGCCGAGTTCAGACGGGCTTGAACCATTTGTTCGGTCAAACCCTGAATCATTGTATTTACAATAGTTCCCATAAATTACTTACGATTAATAGTTTATGATACCTTTGAGGTGTTTCATCACGCATTCAGGAAGCGGGTTGCCCTTTGTCACGCCAATAAGCCAAGCGTCCGTGTCAAGGTTTGAGTTTTGCACGATGGGCTTGCCTGTTCCGACAAGTGAAAGCGGGGTGTATTTCAGTTTTGAGGTTTCCTCTACCGATTCCGCTGCGGCTTCAATGATAAAGCCGCCTTTCTCAATCTTCACGCCGAGAGTGGTTCCGACCTTGATTGTGTCATGGGTTTTCTCTGTGGTTGTAATAGATGTGATAGCGTAAGCCTTGCCGCCCTCATCAGCCATGACGAAATCGCCTACTTTGAAATTGTGACCTTTATTTACTTTGATGTCAGTTGCGGTATCTGTCGCTTCTGCCGACAGAACGGCAATCTTCACAGCGTGGCAAATGCCGTTGTCGGGTGCGCTTAGTACTGCGCCCTCATTCAGAAAATCGCCGCCGAGTTCAGAAACCTTGACCGAAACACCGCCACGAATATCCGCTACTTTGTGCATAAAGACACGGGGGGTGCGGGTGTCCTTACGTCTTTGAACTGTCATTCCCATTTTGGTAAATTTTGAATGTTAAACATTAGAACGGCTGACCGTCAGCGGGCTTGTTATCACGGTGTGATATAGCCTCTATTTGCTCTTTTGTCAGTTCGTTCCCTTGACTTGATGAACCGCCGTTCTGTGCGGCAGGTCTTCCGAAAACAGCCCCTTTTGCCCGTGTGTCATTGACAATGCCGTCCACTTCGGTAGTGATTTCGCCGACAAGCGTGTTGAACTGTTCATCGGTTAGACCGTCAACAGGTGTGCGCTCGTAAACCTTACGTAGATTTTCAGGCAGTTTTTCAATGATTGTGGAAAGTTGTTGCTTGCGGGTTGCAGTTGTACGGTCTCCATCCATTTTGTTCAAACGCTCGGTTATCGTCTTGTTGCTTTCGATAAGAGCCTGTGCCCAAGCCGGAACTTGCTCGCCCCCTGCGGATTGTGTCTGAACGGTTTGCGTTCCTCCTTGCTGACCGCCCTGAGAGCCGCCCCCGTTATCAATCTTTTGCCCGTCTTTCAGACCGTATTTGGTTTCATAGGTTTGTACGGCTGTCTGTTGGGCTTCTGTCGCACGGCTGTCGCCGTAGCTTTCAATGATTTCGATGAACTCTTTTGTTACCCCTGCAATAGCAGTTGTTATTTGTTCATCTGTGGTTACAGTCTTGGCGAGTTTATCGGCAATCCTGTTCAATACATTTGCGTTGACCCCCGGAAATTTGGCTTTCAACGCCTCTAAAATCTTTTGTTTCATAATGAATGCTTTGTTTAACTGAAAAGTTTACGCAACAAAGGTATGCTTTATTTCTTAAAGTGATTACAATATACTCAGAAAAATAATGCTTTTTTCTTGTTTGTCTCAGTTTTTATGCTATAAAATATGCTTTTAAGCTATTTTAAGGCTGTTTTTAAGATAGTGGAGTTAAATACTACGGAAGTGGAGTTAAGTGGGGTTAAAAATAGTCTGTCCAGTTAATTTTCATCCGAAAAAGTTGATTATTTCCAAAATACTTAACTTATATTTGCAACGTGATTAAGATGTAATCACTTTTGAACCTCAAAAAACAGAAATATGAAGACAGTGAGTTTAGCATACAGCACAAGAGAAATCAACCGTAATTTCAGAATTAAGGTTTCAGGCGTTGACGGCGAGGGAAACAAGGTTCACAAGCTGGTTGGCGTTTCAGGGGCTATCGCTCTTATCGGTGTTGAAATGTTTAATAAACTTTTGAAGCGGGCTTTAAGCAGCGTTGAAGACAAATGCGTATGCAAACTCAGAAGAGGTATCAAATTTTCATTCTATATCAAATAATCGAGAGGACAGAATTATGATAGCAAGATTTCACTACAACATTCCGAGACATCACGGAAAATACGGAACAGCCGTTTCAGTTTTCAATAACAGAGAGGAAATGCGCAACTGCGAACAGCCGGTTGCATATTATAAAACTTATAAGCATCAGACCCCTGACGAAGAACGGGTTTGCGATGGCGACCGCCAAATTGAGGACTTAAAAGCAAAAGTTTTGAAGAATTTCCCAAACGTTGAATTTATAAATCTTTGAACCATGAAAGAAATCATTGAAGCAGCTTATATGTCAGGCTTTGAGCCAAGTTCGGATGACCTGACGGAAACCGCCCTGTATGAAGAAGCAAAAGCATATTTAGAAAAATCAATTCAGTATTAACCCAAATAAAATTTTCAAGTATGGAAACAATGACAGTGACAAACGAAAAGACCCTGCAACAGGGTTTGAATGATGTTGTAATCAACAAGGTTCAAAAAATGATTGACGGCAAAGCCGTTGGAGTTCAGGCGACAATGGAACGCCTTATCAACGAGGGAAAGATAGCGCAGGACTATATCGCCCCGATAGGCGTTAACCTGAGACAGAAAGACCACAGCCCCGTGATAACATTCAACGGCGGGGACGACAAGCTTGTAATGAACATGCCTGACGGTCAGTTCTCACTCCATGATAATGCCATAGGTCAGCTTGCCGACAGAATGGGAGTTCCGCAACGTTATCTCAGACAGCTTGCGCAAGGGGCTACATGGGCGAAAAGCCTTGCCGCAGAAATCCTGAACAAGCATAGCGGTTGGACGGAAAGAAGCCGTGTTCTTGTCAGAACCGTAGGGGAACAGGTTCGAGGCGTTCTCTCTGACAGTTATCGCCGTTTGAACAGTGTTGAAATCCTGACCGCCTTTGTTCAGGAAGCGGCAAAACAAGGAGCGGTTATTTCGGACGCTTATATGAACGACACAAAGGTTTGGGCTGAAACAATCCTGCCACAGCCACTTGTTATCCCGACAGCGAAGAACGGCGATGTTATTATATTCGCTGGCGCACGCTTCTCAACTTCTGATTACGGGGACGGGGCGGTTGATATGCGGGCGTTTCTTTTGAACGGGGCTTGTCTCAATGGCATGGTTCGTGAAAGCGTGATGAAACAGGTTCACTTGGGTTCTAAACTGCCGGACAACCTGAAACTATCCAACAAAACGTATGAACTTGACACGAAGACCACAGTTTCAGCGGTCAAAGACTTGACAAAGGGACTGTTCAGCAAAGAGAACCTGACGAAGAAAGCCTACGAGATACAGGGGGCTTCCGAAATTGATGTTGACTTCGAGCATGAGTTGAAGAACCTGACGAAGAACGGAAGTCTTCTGAAACAGGAGGGGAAAGAGGTTGAAAAGATATTGATGCGCAATGACCCAGATGACGGCGTTCAGGGCGGTTCAACCCTTTGGAAACTCACTCAGGCAATCACGGCTCACGCCCGTGAACTGACACCCGAAAGAAGCCGTGAACTACATGAAATTTCAGGGGCACTTCTCAACCGAGTGAAATTACAAGCATAAATTAACAATCTCCCGTGAACCCGTAAAAAGCGGGTTTGCGGGCTTAAAAATAGACTGCAATGAAAAAGACAGATTTGACATTTATCGGTATTGACTGTTGGGACAGACCCGTTTACAGAGACACCAACGGCAAATTATGGAAAGACATTACGCTTGGGAGCGATACGCCTGAATTATATTCAGCTTGCAATAATGACTTTGAGGGAGAACCTGATATGCCTATTGAAATGACTTATCCCGATTTTGAATAGTTGACATGATGTTTAACCACGCCCGACAGAGAGCCGTAAAAGCCCTGTGTCGGGTTTAATAACTGAGAAACAACGATGACAGACGAAAAGAAATTTGAGTTCAATGAAGATATTGAAAATGATTGTTTAATGACATGGAAGAACGCCCGGACTTTGGGACGTTATAAGGCTCTCTGTAATGAACGTGATTCGGTTGACGTGAAGAAATACGATTGCTTCTTCGCTTTTGGTAATGAATCATTCGCAAGGGGTATGAAAGGAATACGTCCTTTGAATGACGGGGAGAAGATTTACAGTTTCGGCGCAGGAGGCTATGGTACAAAAGACGGTATAGAACGCCTGTTCAAGTTTTACGAAGACATGGAAGCCCGAATAAAGAATGAATGTGACCCGCAGGAGGTTTATTGCTATGAATACAATAACCATGAATGTTGCATTGCCTTTGACGGGGATATAGAAGCTATCAGGCTTGTTGCCGGGATATGGGGTGTAGAGACAGCGAAAACAATCAAACGGAGGTCGGCTTTTTATAGGGTTGAAGAGCTTTTCAATTGAAAAAGCAATGTTTTCTACGAGATAATATATGTTTTCTCGTAGAAAACTCTGTTTAATTAGTGTTTTCTGCGCAAGAAACCCTTAAAGGAGAGGAAAGTAAAGAATATAGAAAAAAATACTACTAACGTAGTATAAAAAAAGACCCTGACGGGTCAGGCGCACACGCCGTTTTTGGAGGGGTTCGCCTGACACAAGGTTTGGGGCGTTAAACAGAAAAAGACTATGGAGAAAGAGCAAAAGAGGATTTACAGGGTTCAGTTCAAAGAACCGCCATTGAACGATGACGAAAGAACAGAGTTCTTCTTCACGTCACTTGCGGCGATTTATGATGTCTTCACGGCAGAACAAATCGGCTGTAAGGTCAATCGCTTGTATAACATCGGTCTGCCTGACGGTACGCCGTATAACGGGAAACGTTGCCTGATAACTCAGGAGGCGATTCACAGTAAGGCGCAAAAAAGCCCGTTCACAGGCTGATGATGAAAACAAGCCCAAATAAGCCGATTTAAGACGTGATTTTAGGTTGGCTTATAACTTGTACGAAATTGGATGCGAAAATTCAATAGCGGGGCTAAAAACGGGCAAATCGGGGTTGTTTGTGATTATGGTGTAATCATGTTGTTCGGTTTACCCGTTTGAGGCTTCAAAAAAATATTCGCTTTTTTTGCGAACTCTCAGAAAAAGAACTTATCTTTGCCGTAGAAAAAGAACTGAATATGGAAATAATCTTCAATGAAGAATATCTTCGGGAAATGTATAATACCGGGCGAACGGATAAGAAACACCGTTTTCAGCCTCAAATTATACGGAAATATATTCGTGTGATAGATTTGATGCGGGACACTTCAAATGTCTTGGGGTTAATGCGATACAACGCATTGAATTACGAGAAATTGAAAGACGATAAAGCGGGGCTTTCTTCTGTGAGAGTGAATGACCAATATCGCATTGAATTCGAGGAACATACCAAAGACGGGGAAACCGTTGCCACGATATGCAATATAACAGATTTGTCAAACCATTATAAATGATTGATTATGATAACAATACCGGGAGTTGACCCAAAAATGATTGCTAACAATCTTGAACCTGCGTTTCCCACGCATCCGGGGGAAATCTTGAAAGAAGAAATCGAATACAGGGGGATTTCTCAACGCAAGTTGGCAGAACGGATGGGCATAGGCTATTCTGTTCTGAATGAGATATTGAACGCCCGCCGACCTGTCACTGAAAAAACAGCGATGATGTTTGAGGCTGCGCTGGGGGTTGAAGCTGAACCGTTGATGCGTCTTCAAATGAGATACAATGTGCGTATCGCCCAAAAAGACAAATCTTTCATGCAGCGTTTGGATAATATCCGCAAAATTGCCGCCGTTCTTTAGTGGCGTTGCTATTGCGCCCGAATGCCGGGCGATAATTTAAAATGTGAAGACTTACACCAATTTGGAAAGTAAAGCGTTTGTACGTCAAATTCGGAGAAAATAACTTAACAAATCAGAGTATGGAAACAGTTTTTGATTATAACATAACAGACAAAGAGCGTGAAGACATCGGAATATCTGACAAGGAGCGTTATTTGGCTATTGTGGGGGAAGATACTGCAAATTTAGACCTTGCCACCCTTTTTCATACCCGAGGGGATAATAACAGGATGGCAAGGTACGCTGATAAACTTCCGCTTGATATGAAGTTGGATTTTTATCGGACGGTTACGCACCCTTGATGTTTCTTAGTGTTTCTGCAAATTCGCTTGAAGACATTCTGAGATTTTTAACAAGTTCTTTTGCTGTTTTCAAGTCATATTTACTTTTCGCTTGAACAAACTTCACGATTTCCTCGTGGATTTCTTCATACGGGGTTTTCAGAATGATGTCTTTGAAATGGGCGTGCGCTTCTGCTTGTGTGACGTTTATATGCTTCAATAGGTTTTGAAAATTAGAAACGAAACGCCCATAACCATAACCTCGTTCAATGATTTCTTTAGCGTTGACCGCCTTTCCTCCGAGGCTTTTCACAAAGTCACGGTATGAATGACGTGCGCAGAACTGATTGATAGTTTCCATTGAACGGCTTCTTAAATCAGTTTTGTTTCTCAGGTTTTTCCAACCGACAGCTTGCGCATGGCGTATTTCATGCCATAGGCTTTCAAGGGCGTATTCTTGTTTGAATGTCATATCAACACCCGTGGATATGGCTTTTAAAGCCCCCTTGACTTCTTCAAGCGGGTTGAATATCTCGCCGCTGACAAGCCTGAATTCCCGGTTAGCAATCTTGATTGTGTTCCCCGCCATGTTATAAGCCCCTGTGGAGTTCAGATAAGACCGGGAGTTTGCCATAAAGAAACTTACGCCTTTAGCCCGTGTTATCACGACATCTGTCAACCCGCCGAGGAATAAATCGGGGTTGTTCTGGGCAAAGGTCTTAATCGTGTTCTGAACCTCTTTGCCCGTGATATAGTTCGGGTCTTTGAGTTTCAGAAAGGCTTCTTTCAGGTTCTCAATAAGCCCCGCATCCTGACCGCCTTTCAGTGTCCCCATGTTCTGAATGAACCTTTCAGGAATAAACTTCACGTTATCACGGATGAAGTACGGAACAGATGACATACGTTTCGCCCGGTCTTCATTATCAGCAAGCCATTGTTTGAAATTGTCGGGTACATCTTTGACCTCGTTCTTGCTTCCTTGAACGGGTTCTTCTCCCGCCATAATACGGCGGTTGTCCTCTGCCATTTCTTCCTCGGTCTTCAATACTGTTTCGGCATGACAGCGGCAATGTGGATGCCACCCTGTGAACTTGAACGTTTTCGGGTAAAGCCCTTTCAGTTCATCGCAAATATCCCTGAACGCAATGCCGTTCAAAGTGTGGTTATTACTCAGCTTGATTTCAATCCCGACAACGAAATCAAGGTCTTGCCAGCGGGTATAGTCAGCCGTTCGATAAGCGATGTTCGTTTCTGTGGCGGCGAGGCGGCGGGCGTTCTTGAATGAAGAACGGTAAACGCCCTGACCGGGATGAAAAGTCGCCGCCCGCTTGGATAGCTGCAAAACCCCGTGTTCATCCCTGACACGTCTGAACAGTTTGTCGGGGAATTTAAGGTATTGACGCAGTTCTTTTGTCATGTCCTCGGCAGATACGCCGTTTCTCAAACTGACATCAAGCCCGAGTTCTATTTCCTCCTTGAACTGGTTCGTATAGTTCCATACGCGGTCTGATAGGTTCAGCCCGTTTGTCTTTCTCTGAATGAACGCTTCACGGGCTTCATCGTTCGTGGAGAAATAACGGCGGTATTTAGCCTGAGAGAGTTTTCCCACGTTATCCCCGAAGACCTGACGGGCGAGTTCGTTGTTCTTGTTGTTTGATAGCGTCCAAGCGGAGTTTATGCCGTTGACTATCGCCGCCGACAACCCGCTTTTTAGCCCCGACAACAGCTTTTCTATTCTTTTGCGTGTAATTGGATAGTCGCTGAAAGAAAAAAGCCTGTCGGGGTTAAAATCGCTTATGGTCGCACCGATACGTGCGGCTTCCTTGACAGCAGCCTCGTAAATCTGTTCTATGCGTTTGTCAAGGGCTGACAGGTCTTTCAGGTGTTGACGTTCCCATTTATTCAACCTTGCCATTGTTTACCTCCCGTTTGATGAAGTGTTCGCACTGAGGGGCTGAAAGAAAGCGACAGAACTTGCCTCCCGTGTAGAACGGGCAACGGCACATGAACGGTTTCCCGTTTGCTCCTATCTCATGCCAATCATAGCTGTGCCCGCAGTCACGGCATTGAAATTTCGGTTGTTCTTCGGTCTTTGGCGGTTGTCTTCTTCTTGATATAGCCATAATCTCCCCCTTTCTTGTTATTCAGTCATTTCAAGGTTATCGTACATTTCCTCTTCCTTAATTTCTTTTAGCGTCTTGTCAACGTCATCAGATTGCCCGTAACGCTCAATGGATTCACGCTGAGACATAAGAGGCTTGCCACCGTTGGCTGTCATCAGGTTGTTGATGTCATCCTTTTCATCCGATATTGTGAACGGGGTAATGATGATTTCAGCTTTCAGAGCGTCAATGTCGGCGGCGTAGCTTTCCCCGAAGACAATCTTTGCGTAAGCCTTGATAACGTTTATTTCACGGTCGAAGAACTCAATCAGCGGTCCTTTTTCATCGTTGACTTTCAGTTGTGCATCAATGAACAGTTGTTTCCGGCTCTCTCCTGACAAGGCGACTTGCGACATCTTCTCATAAGACCAATCAGGGAGTTGAAGCATTGTGAAATAGAGGTTTCTCAACTCTGAGACGTGGAATTTCAGGTTCTCAACGGCTTGTTGCCAAGTGACATACTGCGCCGTTGAGCCTTTCGGGTATTGCATGACGGCACGGGCTTCCTTATCAGGGCTTTTTTCATCGCCGTAACTTATCGCTTCATCAGCGAAGACACAGAACAGTGGCTTTGAGTTCTCACGGATGTAATTACCGTTACGGCTCAAAGACCATTCAATTTCGTAAACGGTATCTGACGTGAATTCCCAAATCGGGAAAGGACGGCAGGCGTAAATTGCGGGGATTTTCAAAAGCGTTATATCTTCATTCTCAATCTCCTGCCATGAACCGCTTTCAGAAGACCATTTGATGTGCTTGTTTGCCGTGTATGCGTCAAAGAACTTCACGTTCTTTCTCCCTTTCTTCCTTTGATAGCCGACTGACATTGCTATCATGTCGCCGTATTCATCAAAAAGGGGGTATAGGTCATCGCCGAGCATGGGGGAGAACGTGCGACAACGGATTTTCAGGGGGCTTTTTCTTCCGTAAAGCGTGTTGTTCTGTTCAAGGGCGTACCATAACGTCATAATCTCGCAGCCGGCAAAGAACCTGTTCACACGGTCTATGTCAACGCTGTCGATGCGGTTCTTGTCGAGGACGCTTGTGATGAATGTCGCCACTTCTTTCTGTTTGTCGTTCTCAGGCTTGAACACACGCTTGACAGGTATAGCCGTAACCAGCTCTGTCATTCTCTTTGATGCGAGTTTCTGAAAGCCGAGCGCAATGCGGGTCACGGGCTGAATCCCGTCTTCGTTCACGATGTCGGGGTATTTCTGTCTATCCATGACGGGATGAAACTTCGGGTTATACTCCATTTCAAGCCCTTTTCTGCCGCCCCAAACAGGGACGTTCACGGTCTTTTCACTCAGGGCGGCTATCTTCTGTTCTGCCGTCATGTCCGAATTTAAAATTTCTTCGATTGTCATTTTTGATATTTTTTGAATTGAACATTCTGTTTGTTATCTCCGTATCATTTTCGCAATTCTGTTCACGTTGATAGGTTTCGCATACCGAACGGGATAGAACGTGTTAGCCAAAGCGTCAAACTTATCAGGGCTTCGCCCGAGGCGTTCTTTGATGTCTTCTTTCGGCTCAATATAAAGTTTGCCGTTTGACTTTACCGAGAACTTTATTTCCGTGGCTTCTTCGTCAAACTTGTCATCCGGAGGCAGCATGGCTCCCGTGTTGTTTCTTGGGTTCAGCCAATCACGGACAGCCCAAAACAGATAAGCACGCATATTGAAGAACTTGTTTTGCCCCGTGATGTCACTCAGTTCACGCCCGTTAGGGGTCTTTGCGCTCTCTGAATACTTGCAACTCAGGATATAATGGGGCTCGTCTTCAAGTTCAACGCAGCGGCTATAAACGCCCGCACCCTCTCCGATTGTGTCAATGCTGACGTAAAGACCGATGTTCTGTCGGCGGGCAACCATGATTTTACCAGCCACTTTCATGTGGTCTGCCACGCCGCCTGAATTGTGTGTGTCAAAGGAAGCCACCCAGTTGTCACGGCGAAGAACATAGCACGTTGCGTCACGCCCCATGCCCGCCACGTCAACACCGAGAATATTGAGGTCAGCCCGAAGCGGTTCACGCCCTTTGGCTTGTTTCCAACGTTCATGCGCTTCTTCAAGCCATTGACGGGGGATAAGCGTGTCTTCATCGACTTTCGGGAACAGACCGAGGACTTTCTTTCTGAACAGGTCTTCCGGGCGATACCATTGTCCCTCGAACTCAAAGTCATCCATTTCTGATATGATTTCATCAGGGGATATTTTCTCACACCAATTTTCAAGTTTATCCAACACCCAATCGTAATCAACCTGACCGGGGATAATAATCTTCTTGCTCGCGATATTCGGGGCTGTCAGGCTGTTCAGACGGTATTTGTGCCAACGGTCGCCTTTCTGAGACTTGGCGGCATAACCTACCGTCTTGTTTGGGTTGAAGACAAGAAGAATACGGCTGTCGCCCTGCAGGTTTCCCTCTATGGCGGCAAACGTGTCATCCCCGATACCTGTTGCCTCGGTTACGACAAACATCGTGTGAACCGCATGAAAGCCTGACCACGCTTCATGGTTGTGTTCATCAGCCTTGAAGCCCGTCAGAAACCATTCATCGTTGTTTGTTCTTATGTCATAGGCGTTCAGTTTTCCGATAAGTTCAACGCCACGGGCTTTGGCTCTGTTGAAAAGGCGGCTTATCTCAGGCATCATAATGTTTTTTACTTGACGGTCTGTTGGAGCAGTCAAAGCGACCTTGGTGTTTTCAACAAGTTCAATTTCTCCCAAACTGTTCTTTCTCCAACGAGGTGTGAGATACAAGAAACAGATAGCGGCACAAGCCGCCACGAAGTCTTTTCCACGGGCTGTCCCCGATGCAACCGATGTTCGCCTGTTGTATTGAACGCTTGACAGTATTTCTTGCTGTTCTTTGTCAAGGGTCACTCCGAGGGCTTCACGGACAAACCTGTTCCAGTCTGCCCGCCATAGGTTCATCAGTTCAAGACCTTTCTTGCGGAGAATATCTTTATTCTGTTTCTTCATTGAGTTATTTTTTGCTGATTCGCCCTGTGCCGGGCTTTCGTTTTCAAATGGTAACTTTATACGAGTGAATGATTTCAGAGCCACATTCGGGCGCAATCGGTGTTATTCTGCTTCGTCCTGCGTTTCGGGTTCATCCAACAAGCCGCTTTCAATCAGCAGAGAGGCGAAAGATACGTTTCCGTTGATGTCTTTCTTTTCGGGAGCGTAAAGACCAAGCAGCTTACGCCGTTCTTCAAGTTGTTTCCTGATTTCGGCGATATATGACGGGTCTCCGAGCATGATAACCTCTGTTTCCGTCCTTTCTGTCTGATACGTCCTGATTGAAGTCTGCCCCGTCTCGTTGTCACGGGCGGGAGAGCCTTTCTGCTTGCGTTGTGTCTTGTTGTAATCAGTCTTTGACTTTTCCCACTGTTCCCATAGTTCCCGGCAGGTTTCGTCAATGCGTTCAAGTTCAAGCGTCAGAGCAGCGTCCATATCTTCAATTCTGTTTTCCCGCCATTCGTCAAGAAGCGTCTGCACGTCTTTGTGAACCGTGGCGAGGGAATAAGAAGACAGTTCAAGCCGCTTCACGACTTCTGATTGAATTTTTCTGAGGCTGTAACCCCGCTTGTACATTCCCGCCACGATTTCGAGACGGGCTTGTTTCAGTTGGTTTCTTTTCTTTTCCTGTGCCTTGCTCATAGTTCTTTTGTCATTGAAAGAAAGTTCAGATAAAAGTCAAGGTTGCAGCTTGACAGTTCGATGTATGTTCGCCCGAACTCAGGAAACGTATGAACGGCAAAGTGGCTCTCGGAAAGCAGCCATAAAGCCGTGTAACCTTGTGGGCTGAAATGATGTTCCGTGCAACTCAGAACATTGAAACCCGCTTTACGAAGAAGTTCGTCAAACATTCCCCGCAGTGCTATCGGGTCGGTCTCTTTGACCCATTGGGCGTGATTCCAGATTTTTGCTTGCATGGTCTTATTCATTTTCAGTTGTTTCACTCTCGGAAGAAGTTTCAGTGGCTTCAAACTGAACCATGTCTTCTTCTGTGTACTCAATTTTCGGGTATTCTTTCTTTATGTCTTTCGGGTTGCCTTTGAAGAACACGAGAATGTGCTGGTGCGTCTTTGCGACCTTTCTTGTCTCCATATACCGGGCGGCTCTCAGGGCTGTTGAAGCGGTTTGTTCAACAAGGATGATTTCATTATACAGAAGAACGCCCGCTTCTTTGAATATCCGCTTGATGTCGCCGCAGAAGTCATAATAAAAGCCCGTCTTCCGGTCACGGACATCGCCCACACAGATAACGGCGAAACGGTTATTTTTCAGACAGCCGACAGCCGCCGTGAAAGCGTTCTTCAATATCTGAATGAAGTCTTCATAGCTGTCCTGATTGCTTGCGTCATTCGGGAGGTCTGAATACTTTTCAAGGTCAAAATATGGGGGACAACTGAACAGCAGGTCTTGGCTCTCGGGGTTGATGTGTTTTGCCACATTCTGACCGTCATCGCAAATGTAACGGGCTGTCATATCAGCCACACGCTCGTTGTTCAAGCTCGCTTGCTGTTCCCTGAGTTCAATACCCGTGAAGTCATTACCAAGATAAGCTGACACAAAGCCGAAGACACTATCGCCCGCAAAACAGTCAAACGTCTGACAGTTCTTGAACCCGAACCAACGGCAGACGATTTCAGCCATAACGGGGTCAAGGATAGAAACGCCCTGAGCAACGATTTTCGACTGTTCCCGTTCAAGCTCTTCTTTCGGAACGTACTTTTCGATGTACTCTTTGAATGAAATGCCAAGTTCTTTCCTGTGTTCACGGGTTCTTTGATACAAGTCTTTGTACTTGATTTCAAGGCTTGTCACAAGCGTATCATTACGGCTTTCTCCCATATCCCCGATGATGTCGTACCACTTCTTCTTGCGGTCTTGCCAATAGCCTTTACGTGTGTCAAGGATAGAGAACGGGGGAACGACAAAGCGGTCAAACAATGATGATTCGGGTGCGCTGTTCGGCAGGGAAGAAGAACTGTTCCCGCTTTCGCTATCTGATTTGTCTTCCCACAGGTCTAAGCCCCAATCAACAAGTTCTTCCGTGTCCCATTCATTGGCGAGAGCGTCCATGTCCCACTCTCCATACCCCACGTTGTCTTTGATGATGAACTCCCGCTGTTCTGCGTCTGTCAGTTCAGAAGCCTTGATAACATGGGCTGTTGGTCTGTCAAGCCACTTTTCCCAATGACTGCGTAAAAGGTCTCGTTCTGCTTCTGTTTTCTGTGCGTATCCTGAACATTCCCCAAGCCGGGTGTTTATTTCAGCGGGAGACATTTCAGCGATAGCGGACAAAGCCCGAAGACGCATATTCCCACCAAGAACCGTGAACGTGTTGTCAACGACTATCGGGCGAAGTTCAAGCATCTTCGGGAGAATTAGAATAGACCTAATCAACTTTTCAAACTTGTCATTCTTGATTGTACGGGGATTCGCCCCGTTAACCTGAATTTGTGAAAGATGAATCGTTTCTGTTTTCATACTCTTTTTGCTTAGTGATTACATTGTACGCACAAAAATATGAAAAAGTGAGTATAAGGTAATCGCTTTTAGGCAAAAAAGGGGCTTTTTAAGGGGCAAAATCATTCAAAATGGCTGATTTCATCAAATCAAGGGTCTTTTTCTTGTACAAATCATCAGGCGTTGTTCTGAACACACGCCAGCCCATAAGTGTAGCTGTATTATACTTCTCAATGTCTCCGAGAAAACCTTTTGGGGAAGTGTGCCGCCCGCCCGTCCATACACCGCCCTCAACTTCAAGGGCGATTTTGTGTTCAGGCACGGCGTAATCAAACCGCCACTTCCTGACGGGGTGAAATTTGAACTCTTTTACGCACTCTACTTTTAAATCGGTCTTACAAATAACCGTGAAAACGTCACGCAGGGGCGGTTTTGCCGCTGTCTGTCGGCTTTTCTTTGTTTTTGCGATACTTTTATCAGCTTTCATGTTTTAATGTGATTTTTGGGCTTGTTTAAAGGCAAGGAAAACAGAAAGGGGATTGCTCCCCTTTGCCTGTGTTTATTCTCATTTCATCAGAATGGCAGGTCATCCGTATTTTCCACAGCTTGCGCCCCGTCAAAGGTTGAACCGACATTCATCTGTGGGGCGGCTTTCTTCACAAGCGGTCTCATGCCGCCGATAATCGGGAGGGCTTGCCTCTGTTCTTCTGATAAGGCTTCGTATATCTCCTTGTCAAGTGACTGTTTGATACAGTGTGTTTCTTTATACTGCGGGTTCTCCATTTCTATGGCTGTTAGGTTCAGATAAACGCCTTTTTCCCCGACATAAAGCCCGCTGTCATCAACCGGGATGACAAGACAGCGTTTTGTTTCCGTGCGCCCTTTGAAGTTTGTTATGAACGCCCCTTTCAGTTTCAGAAGGTCTTCTTTGATTGAAAAATTACCCATAATTTCTTGTTTTTTATTCGATTAAATATCCGTTTTCTGTAATAAGTTCACTTCATTTGCGTTCAGGCTCTCAGGCTTAATGATAGCCTTTTTTCTTCGGGTTGCTCCGGGTTCTGAGCCAATAGGGTTTCCGTTGCCAGTGCTTCCGGGGATGCAGCCGTTCCCTATATGGAGGGTAGGGGTCACGCTCTGCTGGTTCAGAACAGATTTTATAATCTTCAAGGCTTATTTTTTTCAGTTCATATTCCAAGCTGCGTTCAATAACTTGCTCCATCAGACATTCAGCCCCGAGCCTTGATATTTGTTCGATAGCCCGTTCAATCTCAGCGATAGACATTCCTAAAGATTCCTGAGCGTTTATCAAAGCCTCTTTTAACTCTTTTACCGCTTCATCAAGGAGACCCAACTTTTCTTGAAGACGGTCACAAACGTCATTCAGGCTGTTTCCCATAAGTCAGCCCTCTTTTTCGTAAGCCCATCCGAGAAGACGGTCAAAGGGAAGCCCTATGCGATGATGTGTGTCTTTTTTTGAAAGACAGAAATCCCCGTCATCGTCAACCTCTCCGTCCGTGCATCCTCTGTAAATTTGCCCGTTATTGAAGACGAATAATGCCGTGCGGTTGCTGTCAATGCCGCCGATGTCTTCCGGGTCTCTCAATGTATAACGCTGACCGTTTGAAAGCGTTATTTTACACCGTGTCACGTTTTTCATACTTGTTTCTCCTTTCTTGTTTCTTGTGTGTCAGATGTTGTTCTGTCCTCGTATGAAAGCGTGATACCCGTCAGAACCCCGTTATCGTCACGTTTGAACAGAGCACGTTCAAGGTATATGCCTCCCTGCTCGAACTGTCTGTTAGAGGCTTCAAGAAAGCCCCTGACTTCTTCAATGTTTATTTTCCTGCCCATTGTTGTTACACATTGTTTGAACCTTGACATTTTTTGTTGCTTTTCCAACCCTCTTTTGATAACTGTATTGAACATCGCCCGTTCTGTTTGTGAAGTAAACGTAACGGTCATTGTCACGGAAACGATAAACCGTGATACCGTCAACCGTGAACAGTTTTTCAACGGGGTATGATTGGTTAGAACTCGCCTTGACTTCTTCAACTTGTTTTGATTCGCACGCTGTCAGGGCTAAGAGTGCGATTGAAATGATGATAATCTTTTTCATGTTTATTAAATTATTTCTTTATAAAAAATTACTGCTATAAACCACTCTTGTGCGAAGAAACTCTGTTCCACGGCTTTTATATCTACCTGAATAATCTCTATGTTTGTCCTATTTACAAATTCTTCAAGTTCCACGGAACTTGTTATTATTTTTATCCGTTTCATTTTGTTGGTATTTTAGTGTTAAACACATCTTTGAGCCACTGTTTATATGGGCTTACCGGCTTACCGTAGAAAGCCATATTAGCTTTGTAATTCTCATACATCTGTTTGCGGAAATCCGCAGGAATTTGTTTTTTCTGTTTTTGCATTTTCATGTTTATATCAGTTTTTATAAGTGAATAAATTCAGTTGTACAGGTCTGTTCTTGACCGTTCTTTCATATATTGGGCAGCGGTCTTTGTAAAAGCAACAACCGTTTTTTGCGGCTGAGAACCTTTCATCCCAAAGCCGCTTGCATTCATCTGTCCCCATTTCGGCTTCTGTGTTCAGAAACTGAACCAGCTTTATACAGAAGAAGCCCCGTTCTTCTTGCTTTTCATCGTGAAGCGGTATCAAGCCGTTTCCTTTCGGTCTCATGGTCTCAACTGTTTAAGAAGTCTTTCAAGACCCCGCCCGTCCTTTATGCTTTTTCCTGTTGCCCATCCGCTGTACGGGAAGAATGTCACTGTTTGCCCTTTGTGAATGAACTGTATCTGAGTGTTGTCACGCTGAACAATTTCAAAGCCGAGTTCCTGAATACGGCTGACAGCATATTCAATGCGTGTCGGTTCAAGCCGTTTTTGCCTTTCAATGTCTAATCTTGCCATAACTTTATCGATTTATCCATTCTTTAACCCTGTTTATGTATGTTGGAGGAACATAGTAGTTAAACTTCCCCTGTTCAAGAGCGTTTATTTCACTTTGTACGGTTTGAATTTTACTGTCTTGTTCCTGTTTAGCGTAGTTGAACAAGTCGTTCTGTACAGGCTTGTTTTGAAGCGTTTTCAGCTTTGTTCGCTTCGCTTTAAGTAGTGTTTTGCTTTTTTCTTCAATATATTCTTCCCCTTGCAGAAGTGTCTGAGGACAAATCGTTAGCTCTGTTTTACGGAGAGGGTTATTAACTTTGATAAGGGCTGCAAGGTATTCAAAATACCACCTCCATTTCTCAATCATAGAGACAGATAATTTGTTCCGATAATAAACCACTTCATCAGCGTGATGACCTTTGAATATGGTTATCTTTACGCAAATCGGATTTTCAATCAATCTTACCATAACTTTGGGTTCTGTTTTTCGTGAATAATTCTTTGAACTCTTTCTATTTCGTCATCAATGACCCGTTCAAGTCTCTTGCTTTCTGTCAGGGCTGAACTTGTCTTGGTCTTGAAATATTCCCGCTGTTTTTCTCTCATTCGGACAACAGCGTCAAAAAATTCTTTCGGCTTCATGTCAATACCTGAATTTTGTGAAGTGAATAATCGCCATAGGCTGTTTTAAATCATAACTTTTAAACCAATCATACCAATCGTTGAACGATAAGCCGTCATTCGCCGCCAAATCAGGCAATTCAACCCTGTTTCCGTTTATCGTTGTGGGTCTGAATAAATCAATCATTTTCAGTTCTTGAATTCCAAGCCCGTCTTCATTTGTCAGTATGGCTATTTCTTCTTGCGGGCTTCTGTATGGTTTTCCCGTCCATTGTCTGACAGAGAGAAC